TCCATACGGTCAGCCGCCGCCAGATCGATGGGCCTTGCGTGGTTGGCCATGACCTCCCCTCCAGGGAGTGTACATGGCTGCATATGTTAATATGACTTCAGTTACAATACACTAGACGGTCAATATACTGAGGATAAAAGAAAAACGCCGTCACTTGGACGGCGTTGGATGTTGCTGGTGGTATTAATGGTGGTGCAGAGGCGACTGGTTTCGAACCAACTCTCTCAACGCCTGGGTACTGCTGAGGATCAGTGAGTACCGTTTCGGGTGATTGTCCATTTTTCCCTGCCCCGCGCACGCGGACTTGGCTTCTTCCCCGAACAGCGCGTGAATGTGTCACTCCCCCCAGGACTGACCGCATGCCCAAAAAGATCGCGCCCCCCACACGAATTCACACGATCGTATGAGCGACTGTCCCGAGAGTGCGCTACGCTACCCCCATGGACACTTTGATTCCCGCCTTCCTGCGCCGCCAGCGCAACCAGCGTCGTCTGACGCTTGAGATGTTGTCTGCCAAGGTGGGCATGTCGCCGCAGCATTTGTCGGAGATTGAAAGCGGCAAGCGCGATCCGCGTTTGTCGTCCATTGAGCGCATGGCGGAGGCGATGGGGATGACGGTGTTGATCGTGCCGGACGCAATGGCACCCGATCTGCGCCGCTATGTGGCCAACAACGGTCGCATCTATACCACCCACGCTGGCCAGGCCGCTGCCGCGACCAATCCTCCAGAAACACACCAATCCGACCATGCCGAAGAAAAAACCTGACCCAGCCCCCACTCAGCCCTCAGTCCCTAGCCCTGAGTCCTCTTCCCTGTCCTTCACCATCGAGACCTTAGATGACCCGGAAACCGGCCAACCCACCCAGTACGGCCGTTTCAGCCGCAACTGGGAGGACGAAGAAGCCCTGGATGTGCTGATTGACAAGCTGGAGGGCAGCCAACTCAGCCAGAAGCAGGCGCTGATGCAAGCGCGCAAGCTGGAAGCCACCACGCCCTACAACCTGGAAATTCAGAACTTCATTGCCAACCGGCTGTGGGCACTGGGCTTGCAGGATGAAGCCACCGAGGTGTATGAACGGGCCTACAAGCAGGCACTGGCCCACATCCCCAAAGGCTTCAAAGGCCAAATCACCTGGGGTGAGGTGGACAACCGGCCCTTCCTGCGCCTGGCGCACGGCACCTTGCTGGGCTTGATGCGCCGGCGGGACAAAGCAAAAGGGGGCGAAGCCGCCATGGCGCTGGCCAAGCAGATGCTGGCCTGGTGCCCCATGGACAACATCGGCGTGCGCTTTTTGCTGGGTGATATCGCCATGCTCCAGGGCGACCATAAAGCCGCCATGAAAGAATACCTGAAAGGCGCGTCCAACTCTCCCGCGCAGTGGTACCTGGCAGCGCTGATTGCGTTTCGGGAGGGGGACTATGTGGCGGCGTGCACCTACCTGCGGCGGGGCATTGCCGCCAACCCCTACATTGCGGAGGGGTTGACCGGGCGCACGGTGCTGTCAGAGCACCTGTACTGGCACGCCAGCAATGTGCATGGCCCGGAATGGGCGGTGGACTACCTCGACTCCGCCGCCTGCAACTGGACGCCGGAGGAGATCGACTTTGTCGACTGGGTGTTCAATGCATCGCCCGTGCTGAAGGAGCGCGCCGAGATGATGGCGCTGCATGAGGGGGTGACCTACGAGAGAGACGCTGAAAGGCGTGCGCCCTACGCACAACGATCTTTGGATTTCATTGACCGCATCACAGACACACTGTCCAAGAAGATGGTGCAGAAGGTGAAGAATCGTTACGGCGTAGAAATCTGGCCGTGGGATAGAGAGGGCTTCCTGCGGCCGAAAGCACTACAACAAAGCACAGAACGTCAGCGATAACCATCAGGGTTCATACGCTGCCAGCGCCAGGCGTCGCGCATCATTTCATCAAGGCCGCGCCGGGCTTTCCAGCCCAACTCGCGCTCGGCCTTGGCGGAGTCGGCGTAGCAGGTGGCGATGTCGCCGGGACGGCGCGGGACCACGCGGTACGGCACTGGTTTTCCGCTGGCCGCTTCAAAGGCGCGAACCATCTCCAACACGCTGTAGCCTTGCCCGGTGCCCAAGTTCCACACATGCGCGCCGCTGCGGGTTTGCATTGCCTCCAGTGCGCGCAAATGGCCTTCGGCCAGGTCCACCACGTGAATGTAGTCGCGTACACCGGTGCCATCGGGCGTTAGGTAATCGTTGCCAAACACGGCCAGTTGGGGCAACTTGCCCACCGCCACCTGGGCGATGTAGGGCAGCAGGTTGTTGGGAATGCCGTTGGGGTCTTCGCCGATCAGGCCGCTTTCGTGCGTGCCCACCGGGTTGAAGTAACGCAAGATGGCGATGCGCCAGCGAGGGTCAGACGCGGCCACGTCGCGCAGCATGTCTTCCACCATGAGCTTGCTGCGGCCATAGGGGTTGGTGGGCTGGCCGACGGGGCAGGCTTCGGAAATGGGCATTTGCGCAGGTTCGCCGTACACCGTGGCGGACGAACTGAACACAAAGTTGAACACCCCCGCATCGGAACACGCCTGCAACAGCACCTGGCTGCCGTGCACATTGTTGTCGTAATAGCGCAGCGGCTGGGCCACACTTTCACCCACGGCCTTCAGGCCGGCAAAGTGCAACACAGACCCAACCTGAAAATCTTTGAAAATGCGATCCAATAACCTGGCGTCACGAACATCCCCCTCAACGAATAACGGCGATCGACCAGCAATCTGAGCGACTTGCGCTAGAGACTTAAACGAGCTATTGCACAAACTATCCAACACAACAACATCAAAACCCGCTTGAAGCAAAACAAGAGTGGTGTGCGACCCTATATAACCGGCACCACCTGTGACTAGAACATGTCCTAACATTTTCTAATACTCGGAAGGATGTAGAGAATCATATTCAGAATAAATAGCGAGTCGCTGTTTGATGATTATCTTTTCGTCAAATTTTTCTACAGCCAGCTTCCGAGAAGCCAATCCAAAACGATGACACAGTTCTCGATTCTCGTACAGCTTAAGAATTGAAGTAGCCAATGCTTTAGAATCCATAACAGGCACAAGAAATCCATTTATACTATCAGACACTACATCCTTACAGCCAGGCACATTCGTGGCTATTAGCGGAAGCCCGTAGGCGGCAGCTTCAGTTAAACTTGTCGGAAGCCCTTCTCGGTAACTAGGGAGTACTACGAGATGAACCGTACAGTACAGCTCAGCCATATCACTGATATGCCCAAGCCACCTAACGACGCCGGATGTGCTCCATTCAACCAATTGCCTTTCCGATATGGCCGTTGGATTTCCAGAATCTGCATTACCAGCGAGAAGGAATTCTGCTTCGACGCCGAGAGCCTTTAAAATCTTTGCAGCTTCGATGAACTCGCCGATGCCCTTATCCCACAGCATCCTTGCAGGAAGCAAAACGCGAAAACCACTTGTAGGTATGATTTTAGAAGGGTGGAAGCGATTACAATCGACACCGGCACCTAGCACTAAATGAACTTCACACGGATAAAGCCATTTAATAGATTTGAATAAATTATAGTCATTTACATTGAGTGTTAATAAATGACTACCATTACCCTTGAGTGCTAATCTAAATAAAACATGAACAACCAAACGAATAGCTTTTGCCTTCAAACTATTTGAAGTAAACACAAAACCTAGGCCAGTTAGCTCGTTGACCCGAAATGGAACCTTAGCTGCAAGCGCTGCGATAGAACCCCATAACACACATTTCAACGTAAAGTTGTGTACGATATTAGGCTTTTCATTACGCAAAAGTCTAATAAACCATACAAGAAAGAGAGCCTCCACAAAAGGATTGATCGACCGCCTAGCCAGTGGAGCAACAATAACGCTACATCCAAGCTCGCCGAGCCTTGGTACATATGGTCCATCTGGAACAACTACCAATACTTCATGACCTAGCTCTATCAATGACCGAATCAGTCGATTATTGAAATTAAACATGAACCAGTCAGTATTAGAAAACAACAATATTTTCATAAATCGCTATTTATTATTTAATACATCCAGAGCCGCATCTACATGATCTAGTGAACAGGCTCTCGGTGTAGGTGTCAGTGCCGCGCATGTCTGGATCCGGTTCGTAGTGATGGGGCTATTGTCGGGCAGCGGGCTTCGAGCTTTGCGGATCAGGGGAGGTATTTCAGCAGCCTGCTAAGCTGCAAATGTAGAATCGACACAGATTAGCTTTTGAAAGTAAGTGATGTAATCTGCCGAAGTGAATCTGTCAATGGCGGTAGCTCGAACTTTACCTGTAAATCCTGGCTTCGGTCTCAATGGCCGCCACGAAGCGCGCGCCGCGCAAACCCGCCATGTCGGTTGGATGCCGGTCTGTGCGCGTCTCCATGAAGGTGTCCATGGGCGCGTTGGTAGCGTAGTCCCCCAGGATGTCGGCCAGCGTGTTGACGAATACCGACTTGCCATTGGCACCAGTGCCGTACAGGAAGAACAAGGCGTGCTCGCGGGTGGAGCCGGTCAAGGCATAGCCCACCATGCGCTGCAGGTAGTCCTGCAAGTTCTGGTCGCCACCCGTGACGTCGTTCAAGAACGATCGCCACTGCGGACATTGGTTGCGCGGCGTGGCCGTGGTGATCTTGGTCATCCGGTCGGCACGCTCGTGCGGACGCAGGCGACCGCTGCGCAGATCGACAACGCCACCCGGGGTGTTGAGCAGCCAGGGATCGGCGTCCCACTCCTCCGTGGTGGCGGCATGGCGGCGGCCAGCTCGTGCAAGGCGCTCTACACCGCCCACCGTACTGGATGCGGCCAGCTTGGAGGCGATGCGTGGATTGCGGGTATTGAGCGAGGCGTGCCGACACACATGACGGATCAGGTCGGTGGCGGCCAGCGTGTCTTCCGAGCGCCAGCGCTGCCCATCCCAGACCAGCCACTTGCCCCAGCCAGCCACGTACCGCCAGTCCTTGTGATAGCGACGGGTGAAGGACAGCGCCAGCGCATCCTCCGTCCCCCAGACCGCCTCTTCAGGCCCTGCTGCATTGGCCAGGGTGTCCGGGTCGTCGTCGACCAGGTGCATTTGCATGCGCGGGCCATGGGTGATGAAGCCACCCACATCAAAGCCTTCAACACGCGCATCAGCGGCATCCCAGCCTTCTGCTGCATCTTCTGGCGGGTACAGGATGTGGCAAGTGCGAGCCCCTGCCATGAGGATGGCCTGGGATGCACGGTCGGCATATTCCCAGCCGGGTTTGTCCTTGTCAGGCCAGATCAGCACGACCTTACCAGCCAGCGGCGACCAGTCGGTTTTCTCGATCGGGGCGTTGGCGCCGTGCATGGCGGTGGTGGCGCACAGCCCCAATTCGATCAGGGCTTGAGCCGATTTCTCACCTTCGACCAGGACGACGGTGTCCACGGCTCGCATGCCAGGCTGGTTATACAAAGGCCGTGGCTCTGGTGGCGCCATCTTGCGACGCTTGGCGTCCCAGGGCCGGAATTCCTTCTTGCCACCGGGCGGGTCGTAGCGGTACACGACGGCGATCAGCTTGCCTTCGCCATCGAGGTAGTCCCATTTGGCGGTGGCTGGACCCAGTTCATCAACGGGCACGTCTTTTTTGGACTTGCGCGGCGTTGCTGCAGCGCGTCCCATGAGGTCGGCGCAGCGGGTGAGCACCGCCGCAAAGTCACCATGGACGTGGATGCCAAAGTGGCCGCCGATCAGGTCGAAGATGTCGCCACCGGAGTCGTCTGCACGGTCAGTCCAAAGGCCCGCCTTCTCTCCGGTCAGCACCACTTCCAGGCTGTCGCCGGGGCTGCCCAAGATGTCACCGATCAGAAACTTGCCGCGCTTGACCTTGCCAGCGGGAAACAGGCCCACCAGCACCGATTCGAGCCGGGCCAACAGCTCGCCACGAACCTGTTCGCGCGTGGCTTCGTGACTGGCAGACGCAGGGTTCTCAATGTCGTTGAAGTCGATCATTAAGCCTCCCCGACCGTATCACTGACCCCATCCTGATTCAGATGGCTGTTTGCCATCCAGATGGAGAGCTCGCTGAGGCGGTAGCGAATCAGTGCGCCGATCTGGTAGTGAGGGATGCGATAGCGTTGACGCATCGTGGGGTCAGCAAACCAGTAGTACGGCAAGCGCAATGCAGCGGCGGCCTGCTTCGCATCCACCATGGGTTCGGTTTGTGGGGGGTTGTTGTGATTCATGTAGGGTTCCTCCAGCAGCGGTCTTGCCAGGCGCACATACGGCACTCGAAGTGGGTCGGGTCGTTGAAGCTGCGTGGCAGCAGCTCACCGGCCTCGGTGGCGGTGATGACCTTGACGGCCCGGTCCGACATGCGCTGCGCCAGCGCAGGTTCAAAGGGCACGAGCTCGGTGTAGATCTCCATGGTGTCGGCGTTGATCGCCGTGAAGATGGCCGGGTGCTCGTGCAGTTCGAGGTAAGCTTGATAGACGGCGACTTGCGCCGCGTACACCGGCTTGGAAACGGCCAGCTTGTGTTTGTCGAGGTCTCGCCAGGATTTGTTGCCCAGGCACTTGCACTCCCACAAAGCGGGATAGGCAAAACCCTCGGGGCCGCCGACGATCACGCCATCGACGTGGCCCTTGAGGCGCCCATCGGCAACCGAGAAGCCAAACTGGTTTCCGTCTGCCTTGCGGGTGCGCAGGTCAAACCCGGCCTCGCGCAGCCAAATGACCATGCAGTCCTCCATCACATGGCCACGCTCGAAGATGCGCAACATGCGCCCCTCCAGGCGACGGCCACTGTCGATGGGGGCCTTGGCGAACTCGTACTGGAGCGCCCGCTCGCAAGCCACCCCCAGGCGCGAGGCTCCGAGGTAGTCACGCGCAGGCTGTGCCTCCCGGCTGCGCTGCATGCCGGCGTCGATCAGTTCGGTGAGCTGGCCTGAGACGCTGGCCGAAGAGTTGAAGTCCATCATGGCTTCGCTCCCTTCGGCTCTTCCCAAGGCAAGCTGTCCTCCATGTCGGCGAACGGATGAGCTGGCGGATCCGGGGCGGGTGGCATGCCGCGCACCGGTGGGTACTTGCTGGCTTCGTGGTGCACCGCCATGGCATCCGTATAGCCAGTGACGATGGCGTCGATCACCTGCAGGGCTTCGGCCTCGGAGTAGTCGCCCAGGGGTTTGGCAAAGCCAATCTCACCGGCAGCCTCACCGAAGGCCTTGAGGCACTGGCGCATGGCGGCGCGTTCGATGTCAGAGGCGTCGATCATCTTGACCTCCTTGCCAAACTTCTGGGCGTCTGCCCAGTGGCCGTACATGCGATGAAACGCGTCCTGGCAACGGCGGGAACAGAACACCCAATCGATGGGGTAGCGCCGGGGGTTGCCGATGCCATGCCGGTTGTCGGTATGGCCGTAACCCCGGGCCTGTCGGGAACAGACCCAGCATTTCATTCCTCCCTCACTGCGCCCAGGCCGGCTTGCCGGACACTGCGGGGCGCCCAGCCGCTGCGGGCGGGACTGCGGTTGGGACCGTGGCTGGATGTGCGGGTGTGACTGCGGTCGGGGCCCCCGCCGTGCGGTTGGGGATGAACCCTGCGCCAGCCATCAGGGCCGCGTACTCGGGTTCGCCCGGCTCGACGGCCATCTTGACGACGTTCTTCGATTCGCCGCGACCGTCTTTTTCGATATCGATGCGGGCGATGAACTCCAGGCCATCGAGTTCATGAAAGCCCTGGATGCGGCGGGCGGCGGCGGCCTGTGGGGTGTTGTCGTCGGGGCGAACGTTGCGGGCCGAGTTCAGGGCGGCGCGCACAAAGGTGCGGCCCATGTTGCCCCAGGTCGGGCCCTTGGGGCTTTGAAGGCCGATGTTGGACCACAGCTTGCGCTTGGCAAATTCACCTTCGAGCACCACGAATTCGGCCGCCAGGAAGATGCTGCCGGTCTCAAAACTCTGCGTGGCATAACCGCCCATCCAGCCTTGGTTGGGGTCGTCGTAACCCATTGATTTTTTTGGATAGCGCGACTTGACCGCTCAAGAGACCAACAGAGAATAAAGACAAAAAACGGGGTTCTGGGCACGGGAAACAGGGTTTCCGGTGGAGGGTCGCTCAAGAGGAAAATGCGCCAAACCCCGCCAGTACAGGGGGAACGGGCAAAAAAATCCCGACTGATAAGAGTCGGGACTTTCATGAATGGTGGAGGTGGCGGGAGTCGAACCCGCGTCCGCAAGCCTTCCACAGTCAGGACTACATGCTTAGCCTGGTTCTTTGAGCTTCGCCCCGGACCCGCCAACCGGCAGGCTGGTCTTCGGCTAGCCGCT